CTGGGACAGCGTGATCGTCGCCACCGGTCCCCTCACCTCCATCACGCTGGCAGAAACCATCCGCGCCCTGACCGGGAAAGACGCGCTGGCCTTCTTCGATGCGGCTGGCGGCGCGGCCGTCACCAGCGGCCTCGTCTGCAGCCTCGTGCTGCGCGGCGACGGCCGTCTGCTGGGCCGGTCGCTGGCGACGCCCAGCGGCGTGCACCACTGGCCCGATCTGTCCGGGCGCTGGCGCAGCCCCGCGCCGGCCTCGCCTCCGCTGGCCGATGTCATCGTGCGCGATGAGATGGGCCGCTTCCAGCCGTTGGTGCTGCCCTGGCCGCTGCCGGTCGAGCCGACAGGCCAGCTCATTGGCGCCACGCTGCTGCCCGGCGTGCGGCTGCTGCGCGTGCGCCTGCTGTCGGCGCCCGGCCGGCCCGCACCGCCCGGCATGGCCAGCATCCACGGCCTGCTGAGGTGGCAGGCCAGCGGACAGGTGGCGGCCTGGGCGCTGGTGCGCTACGTGGGCGGAGACGGCCATGTCGTCGACGGCGCCAGCGATGCCGAGGGCCGCCTGTCCCTGCACCTGCCACGGCCCCGGCCCGACAAGCGCGGGTCGCCGCCCGAGCCGGCCGCGCAGCTGCGTGTGTTTGCCGACCCGGCGCTGGCCGCCGCGTCGCTGGACCTGGGCGCCCCGGCCGCGCTGGCCTTCGCCGCACAACCCGAGGTGCGCGCGCTGGCCGATGCCAGCGTGCCTCCCGCCGACATGGCGGCCTATGTGCCCCCCGCGTTCGTCACCGGCGAGCCACTGATCCTCGCCACCCTCGGCCTGCTGCCGGCCCAGCGCGAGCTGCGGCTGCAGCCCCTCTGAACCCACGACTTCGACCACGAAGGAGACCTTCATGCCCGAATACCTTGCGCCCGGTGTCTTCGTCGAGGAGGTCTCCTTCCGATCGAAATCCATCGAGGGCGTCAGCACCACGACGACCGGCTTCATCGGCCCGTGCCGCTACGGCCCGGTCACCGAGGAGCCGGACATCCTCACCAGCCTGACGGAGTTCGAGCGCACCTATGGCGACGGCAACCAGCTCGCCTTCGGCGCAGACGGCACCACCACCGGCTCCAACTACCTCTGGCAGGCGGCGCGCAGCTTCTTCGAGGAGGGCGGCAAGCGGCTCTATGTGAGCCGGGTGTTCCGCCCGTTGAGCGGCAACTACCCGAGCGACCTCGCGGCGCTTTTCGGCAGTGATGCGCGCTTCAACGACGGCCATGCCCGCCTGCTGGTCGGCGCGGCCCCGGACCAGTTCCGCATCGTCGCCCGCTACCCTGGCGAGGCGGGCAATCTCAAGCTGCGCTTCACCGTGCGCCTGGGTGCCAACGTGCTTGGGGCCGTGCCCGACCCGGGCGGCGGCCCCACGCCGGTCGCCACGCTGGCCAACCTGGCCGATGGTGACGTGGTGTGGATCACCGCGCCCAAGGCGCTGCTCGACCCGGCGGCCCCGGATGCGCCCCCGCCTGATCCCGGCCCGGCCCCCGCGCCGGCCGCCAACCCGCCAGCCGTGGCCCGGACGATCGCCAGCATCCCGCTGTATGTCGCCCGCAAGGACGCCGCCACCGGCGTGTGGCGCTTCCACGGCCTGACGCCGGACCGCGTCGCCGCCAACCCGCTGGGCTTCATGCTCGGTGACTTCACGCCCAACCTGACGTCCGGTGGCGACGCCATCCGCCCGGTCTCGCTCAGCCTGGACGTGTTGACCAACGACGGCCGCTCGCTGGGCGCCTGGAGCGGCTTGCCGCTGGACCCTAGGCACAAGTCCGCCGGTGTGCCCGACGGCTTGTTCGACCTGTTCAGCCTCAAGGGCAAGGTCAGCATCGGCCTGCCCGTCGTGCTGCTCAACGGCAGCGTCGCCGCCGACGGCACGGTCAGCAACACCCTCGAAGACGGCAGTGAGCTGCTGAAGGCGCTGGACAGCCTGGACACCGGCTTTGATCTCAAGATCAGCAAGATCGAATGGGACGACGCCGGCCGCAACGAACTGGCGGCGCTGCGGAAGAAGTTCGAGCGCGGCCTGGTCGCCACGGCCTACCTCAAAGGCGGCAACGACGGCCTGCTGCCCGGCCGCACCGAGTACGAAGGCCGCGCCGAGCCGACCGACGACTACGCCACCGGCCTGAAGCAATTCGAGTCCATCGAGGACATCTCCATCGTCGCCGGGCCCGGCTCGACCTGGAAGGCGGGCGACCGCGCCGAGGACGTGGCCGCCGTCACCAACCTGCTCATCGCCCACGCCGAGAAGATGCGCTACCGCATCGCCGTGCTCGACTCGCACGAGGGCATGAAGGTCGGCGACGTGCGCAAGCTCAAGGCCAAGCTGGACAGCAAGTACGCGGCGCTCTACTACCCCTGGGTCACCGTCTTCGACCCCGTCACCCGCCAGCCGCTGAACCTGCCGCCCTCGGGCTTCGTTGCCGGCATCTACGCCCGCAACGACACCGAGCGCGCCGTCTACAAGGCGCCGGCCAACGAGGTGGTGCGGGGCGCCATCGGCTTCGAGACGCTGATCAACACGGCCCAGCAGGAGGTGCTCAACCCCGAGGGCATCAACGCCTTCCGCTTCTTCGAGGGCCGTGGCAACCGCCTCTGGGGCGCGCGCACGATCAGCTCCGACCCCGAGTGGAAGTACGTGAACATCCGCCGCTACTTCGCCTACCTGGAGCGCTCCATCGACAAGGGCACGCAGTGGGCCGTGTTCGAGCCCAACGGCGAGGCGTTGTGGGCCAACGTGAGGGCGACCATCCGCGACTTCCTCATCAACGAGTGGGCCAGCGGTGCGCTGCTGGGCGACAAGCCGGAGAAGGCCTTCTTCGTGCGCTGCGACCGCTCGACGATGACGCAGAACGACCTCGACAACGGGCGGCTGGTCTGCCTGATCGGCGTCGCGCCGCTCAAGCCCGCCGAGTTCGTCATCTTCCGAATTGGCCAGTGGACGGCCGATCAAAAGTCCTGATCAGGAGCACAACATGGCCGTCGTTCGTGAACGCCCCTACGTCCAGTTCAACTTCCACGTCAACCTTGGCGACGGGGTGACCAACACGCCGCAGGCCGGCTTCCAGGAGGTCAGCGGCATCGGCATGGAAGTCACCATCACCGAGTACCGCCCGGGCAACTACGCCTTCAACAACGTCCTCAAGACGGCCGGCCTGAACAAGGCCACCGACGTGACGATGAAGCGCGGCGTCATCGGCTCGCTGGACCTCTACAAATGGCTGGATGACGTGCGCAACGGCGCCAACAGCGGCCTGCGCACTGTCACCGTCGAGCTGAAGAGCGAGGACCGCAGCCAGACCGTGCAGACCTGGCGGCTCATCAACGCGCGGATCATGAAGCACACCTCCGGGCCCTTCAATGCGAAGGGGACGGACGTGGCGATGGAAGAGCTGACGCTGTCCTACGAACGCCTCGAAATGGAATGAGGTGAGACGTGGCAGTCGGTGTCCGCATCCTCGATGACCCATCGCCCAGCGGCGACGGCATGCCGGTCATGGACGTGCCCGTCTTCGTCGGCTTCGCCGCGCGCGGGCCGCTGCACCGGCCGGTGGCGCTGGACAGCGCGGCAGCCTATGCGGCGGTCTTTGGCGGCGGGCTTGATCTTGTGCAGGCCGGCAGCGACCCGTCCGAGCGCCTGGTGGCTCATCTCCCGCCGGCCGTGCACGCCTTCTTCGCCGGTGGCGGGCGGCGCTGCCATGTGATCCGCGTCGCGGCGGCGTCGGCCTCGGCGGCGCGCTTCACCGTGCCGGGCCTGCGCATGGCCAGGCGCTCCGGCGGGCAGTGGCGGTTTCGCAGTGTCAGGCTGCGTGCCGACAGCGTGGGGGCCTGGGCCGACCGGCTGGCGCTGTCTGCCCGCGTGCGCAGCCAGGCGCTGCATGCGGGCGATGTTCTCGCAGCCGGCGATGTGCTGCGCGCGCGGCACCGCGACAGGCCGGGCGTCGTCGCTTGGCGTTCGGTGCCCGCCGTCGCGCCGCTGGGGGCCTCACCGGCGGAAGGCTGGATCACGCCCGACCTGCCGGAGAGCGTTGAACCCCTGGCGCCCGACACCGTCATCGACCCGGCGACTTGGCTCATCGAGCGGGTGCAGGTCGACCTCGCGCTGCGCGAGCCCGGCCAGTCCACGCGGCACCTGGAGGCCTGCGGTCTGGCGGCCGGCGCATGGCACCTGCCCTGGTGGGCGGCAGATGCCGACGGCCGCTACGACGCCGGCGCCCCGCTAACCGGCTGGCCGCTCGCGGGCCTGTGCCCGCACGCGCCGGCCGCTGAATGGATGCTGCTGCCCACGGGCATGACGGAGGAGTTCGCCGACTGGGCGCCCGCCCGCATCGGCGGCCGACACGCCATCGAGCGCGACGGCCTCGCCGTGTTCGATGCCAGCCTCTTCGTCGACCCGGACTGGAACGACCGCCTGCGCGGCCGGCCGCTCATGAACTGGGCCGACGACATCCGCTTCTTCGGCAGCGCACCGCGACGGCTGCGTGGCCTGCATGGCGCGCTGGGCCGCGACGATGCCTGCGCCACCGAGGCGAGCTGGGTGGTCGTGCCCGACGCCGTGCACCCGGGCTGGCACACAACGGGCCAGCCGCCGGTGCGCCACGTCACCGTCACGACGCTGGCCGACCCGGTCTGCACCTGCGCGCCGACGACCTTCGACGGCTGCGCACCGCCGCCACCTGCACCGCCGCAGGCGCCGCGCATCGGCTTCCTGCCCGAGGCTTCGGCATTGCCGGCTGTGCTGGCTGCCGACGAGCTCTTCGAGCTGCGCCTGCGTGCCGACCCGGCCGATGCTGGCGCGGAGCAGGTGGTCGAAGTGCAGCGCGCCGCGCAACCGGATTTCTCCGATGCGCAAGGCATCGCCAAGGCCGCACCGGCGCAAGTCCTTTCGCTCAGATTTCCGGCCGGCGCCTGGTGGCTGCGTGCCCGCGCGCATCGCGGCGGCCTGACGGGTGAATGGAGCACGGTCGCCGAGCTCGATGTGCGCGCGGCGGGCTGGCGGGCGCTGCAGGGCACGCCCGACGAGCCGGCCATCGATGCCGCCACGCCGGTCAACGCTGCGCTGCTGACGTTGTGCGCGGCGTCGCGCGAGCATTTCGCGCTGCTGGCCATGCCGCAGCACTGGGACCGCGCCGCCATCGACCGCCACATCCACGCCCTGCGTGACGAAGCCGCCGCTGTCGACACGGCCGAGGCCAGCAGCGCGGCCAGCTTCGCGGCCCTCCACCATCCCTGGCTGCAGCAGCGCGACGACGACGACCGCCTGCGCACCCACCCGCCCACCGGCGCGCTGATGGGCCTGCTGGCGCGCCGCAGCCGCACGCACGGCGCCTGGGGCGCGCCGGGCGCCGACCCGCTGCCCACGGCCGTTGCGCTGGCCGCCGAAGTGCAGGGCGCCGAGCTGCTGGAAGCCCTGGGCGCCAACCCGCTGGTCCTGCGCACCGACGGCATCGCCGCCGTGCGCAGCCAGACCCTGTCGCTGGACGCCGACTGGACCGCCCTCGGCGTGCGCCGCCTCTTCATGCTCTTGCGTCGCCTGTGCCGCCGCGAGGGTCAGCGCTTCGTCTTCGAGCCCAACGACCTGACGCTGCGCCGCGGCCTGGAGCGGTCCTTCGATGCGCTGCTGCAGCGGCTCATGCAGCGCGGTGCCTTTCGCGGCGCGGATGCCAAGTCGTCCTACCTGCTGAAGACGGCGGCCGGTGCCGATGCGATGCGCGAGATCGAGCGCGGCGAATGCAGCCTGCTGATCCAGGTCGCGCCCAGCCGGCCGCTGCGCTTCCTGACGTTGCACCTGCGCCGGTCCGGTGAGCAGTTGCTGATCGAGGAGCGCTGACATGGCCGACGCAGCCCGCGAGCAGTGGCAGCCGTTTCCCGCGCTGAACTTCGTCGTCGAGATCCTGCCCGACGGCGACAGCAAGCCGTTGGCCGGCGCGGCGTTCTCCGACTGCGACGGCCTGGAGGTCACGCAGGAGGTCAAGACGCTGAAGGAGGGCGGCAACCCCAACCGCGTGCACCGGCTGGCCGGGCCGGTCAGCTTCGGCCAGCTGACGCTCAAGCGCGGCGTTACGCGGGGCACCGACCTGTGGAAGTGGTTCGACCGGTCGCTCGCCAACCCCGCGCTGCGCGCCGGCATCACGATCAGCGTGCTGCGCCACGACAAGAGCGAATGGGGCCGCTTCGTGCTGTCACGCTGCCTGCCCATCAAGCTGAAGGCGCCCGTGCTGAATGCTCGGGATGGCAATGTGGCGGTGGAAGAGATCCAGGTCGCCTACGAGGCCTTCAAGTGGGAGGACAAGTCAGATGCCTGAACTTGACATCCAGCACGCCAAGCTCATCGAGCTCAAGGACGACCTCAGCGACGTGATGCCCGGCGGCAAGTCGCTGACGGTGCAGTTCAACCCCGAGTCGCTGAAGCTCTCCTACGCCAACCAGGTCAAGGAGCAACCCAACGCCAGCGGTGGCGGATCAGCAAGCGGCAACCAGAGCCAGGGCAGCGCCACGCGGCAGTTCGTCGGCACCGGCTCCACCAAGCTGTCAGTGCAGTTGTGGTTCGACGTGGCCGCCGCGACCAGCGCGCCCTTCATCGTCGACGACGTGCGCCGCATCACGGCCCAGGTGCTGTACTTCATCAAGCCCAAGCCAGCTGCAGCCGGCGCCCGCGACACCTCGCAGCGCACACCGCCGGGCCTGCGTTTTTCCTGGGGCAACTTCCTGTTCGACGGCATCGTGGAAGGCATGGAGGAGAGCGTCGAGTTCTTCTCGGCCAAGGGTGAGGCGCTGCGCGCCAGCATCACGCTGAACATGGTGCAGCAGGAGATCCTCGTGCCGGCCTTCAGCGGCAGTGGTGACGTGCCCGGCGCGCGGCCGCTGTGGCCGGCGGGGGGCGGGCAGTCGCTGCAGGCCTTGCAGGACGCGGCCAAGGCCTCGGGTGCGGCGCCGTCATCGCCGGGTGTCGGCGCTGGCGGCGGTTCTGGGGGCGGTGGCGCGGGTACCGGCGTGAGCCTGGGTCTCAGCACCGGCGCGGCCTTCCAGCGCGGCGGCTGGCAGGCCGTGGCGTTGGCCAACGGCATCGAGAACCCGCGTGCGATGCCGGCGGGGCAGCTCATCGACCTGTCCGCCACCAAGCCGCGCATCGTCAGCGGCTGATTCAGGCAAGGACTGACCCCATGCCCGTCGAGATCCACGAGTTCGAAGTCAGCCCCGCGCCGGCACCCCCGGCGCCGCCGGGCAGCCCGGCGGCGCCGGCAGCAACGCCCCCGCCCGAGCCCGGCCTGGAGCAGCTCGCCCGCGCTCGCCGCCTGGCCGCTGCCGCACGCGAACTGCAGTTGCGCACCTACACGCACTGAGCCATGCCCGAAGCCTCGATTCCCCTCGCCAGCGGCCGACCCATGATCGCCATCGACGGCCAGATCGCGTCGGACCTGGCCGCCGCGCTGAGGTCGCTGGAGGTCCGCGAGCGCATCGACGGCCTGGCGCAGGCCCAGCTTGCCTTCGGCAACTGGGGCACGCGCGACAGCGCGCCCGGCTACACGCTGTTCGGCCGCGACCGGCTGGAGTTCGGCAAGCGGCTTGACATCAAGCTCGGCAACGACCGGCTGTTCAGCGGCCGGGTGATGGCGCTGCAGGCGCGATTCCCGAAAGCCGGCGTCGGCGAGGCCGAGCTCGTCGTGCAGGTCGAGGACCAGCTGCAAGACCTGCGCATGAAACGCCGCAGCCGCAGCTTCGACCAGGCGGGCTTGAGCGACCTCGCCCAGCGCATCGCCAGCGACCATGGCCTGAGCGCCGCCGTCGATGCCGACTCGCCCACGCTGCCGCTGCTGGCCCAGATCAACCAGAGCGACCTGGCCTTCCTGCGCGAGCAGGCCAGGCGCTGCGAGGCGGAGGTCTGGCTGGACGGCACGACGCTGCACCTCGCGGCGCGCAAGCGGCGGGGCGGGGCGACGCTGTCGCTGGACTATGGCGGCAAGCTGATGGCGTTCGACGTGCGCGCCGACCTCGCGCTGCAGCGCACCGAACTCAGCGTGGCCGGCTGGAGCGTGGCCGACAAGCAGGCCATCAAGGAAACCGCCAATGCCAGCAGCCTGCTGGGCAGTGAGACCAGCGACGGTGAGGCCGGCGCCGCGCTGCTGCAGCAGACGATCGGCGCGCGGCCCGACACCGTCGCCCACCTGCACCCCGGCTCGGCCGACGAGGCCCGCCAGCTGGCCGAGGCCTGGCTGCGCCAGATCAACCGCCGCTTCGTCACCGGCCACGGCGCCGCCCAGCCCGACGCGCGGCTGCGCTGCGGCGCGACGGTCGAGCTGACGGGGCTGGGGCCGTTGTTCAGCGGCAAGTATTCGCTCGCGGAAGTCACGCACCGCTTCGACATGGCGGAGGGGCTGCGCACCGAGTTCGTCGCCGAGCGGCCCTGGATCGGACGTGCGCCATGAGCCTGTTCGACTTGTCCCCCGCCGAGGCGCTCTACGCCGACCGCCATCCCCAAGGCTGGGGCGGGCGCTGGTACGGCTGCCATGTCGCGGAGGTCGTCGACCTGATGGACCCCGAAGCCCAGGGCCGCGTGAAGATCGCCTTGCCCTGGGCACCCGACGCCGAAGGCCAGCGCTACGAGGCCTGGGCGCGCATGGCCACGCTCTTCGCCGGCAAGGACCGCGGCAGCTGGTTCATGCCCGACGTGGGCGACGAGGTGCTCGTCGTCTTCCAGGGCGGTGACCCGCGCTGGCCCTTCGTCGTCGGCGGCCTGTGGAACGGCCAGGACACGCCGCCCGAAAGCGCCAGCGCGCAGAACAACCTCAAGGTCATCAAGAGCCGCAACGGCGTCGTCATCACCATCGACGACCAGCAGGGTCAGGAGAGCATCAAGCTCGAAACTCCCGGCGGCTGTTCGATGACGCTGAAGGACGGCCCCGGCACCGTGACGCTGGAGGACAGCAACGGCAACAGCGTCAAGCTGGAGACGGCGGGCATCACGGTCACGGCGTCTGCCAAGGTCACCGTCAACGCCAGCCAGGTGGCGATCTCGGCCGGCATGGTGACCGTGGACGCCGGCATGTCGCGCTTCTCGGGCGTGGTGCAGGCAGACACGGTCATCACCAACACCATCATCGCGGCGACGTACACGCCGGGGGCGGGGAACATCCTATGAAGCTGCACGTCGCTGCCCTGCTGCTCTGCGTAGGTGGAAAACAAAGCCACAGAGGCACAGAGATACAGAGGAAAGCCATTGAATTTCTCTGTGCCTCTGTGCCCCTGTGGCTGTGTTCCTCGTTCATGGGGGCACGCGTATGAGCGCCAAGCATGTCCTCCGCTGGGTAGGCGGCGAGAGCTTCGTGGCGGCTCCTGTCAGCGGTTCGCCCACGCTGCTGCGCTTCGACAGCGACGACTTCATGGACCGCCTGCTCGCGACCTTGGCCGATGCGCCGCAGACGTTGCCGGAGTTCGTCGCCAGGCCCGAGTCCTGGCAGCAGCTCGCCGCGCCCACGCCGGCCCCGGCGCTCGAAGCCCCCCAGTCCGCCGCCGCTAAGGCGCTCACGCGCCGGCGCTCGCTGCTCGGCTTCAAGCGCGAGGTACTGCCCGCGCTGCCGCCGGCCGCCATGCCTCTCAAGCTCTTCCAGCCCGTGCACCAGCGTTTCTATGTCGCGGCGGCCCACCTCGTCTGCGAGCTGCCCGGCCTGCCCAACCGCACCACGGCCAGTGGCGACAAGAGCGGCATGCTGCTGCGCCGGTTGCTGCCCAACAACCGTGAGGCCGCCTTCGTGAAGGTGCCTGGCCAGCCCGGCCGCTGGCATCCGGTGGCCAACGCCAGCCAGCCGCTGCCGGGCGAGGAATGGCTGTCCGTCTTCCCGCTCACCTACACGGCGCCCGCAGGCCAGCCGCGCAAGTTGCTCGCGGGCCTCGTGCCTGCGGCGCGGCATGACGACTTCCGCTTTGCCGGCATCGCCACCGCGCCGGCCACGCCTGGGGCGGAGCGCGCCGCCGAGCTGAAGGCGCTGGCGCGCATGAAGATCGTGGCACCCTGGCAGGGGCTGATCGAGAAGGCCCAGCTCGCCCGCAACGCCGCCGAAGCCGCGTCGGGCGAGAAGCCCTGGAGCGTCGACGCAACCAAGCTCGCCACCGCCACCAAGCTGGCGCTGATCGCCGCCAATGACCAGCTTCAGGAGGCGTCGTGGCGGCTGCTGCAGGACATCAACGAGTTCTTTGACGATGTGCTGCCGGAGGTGGCCACGGGCATCACGGCCGGCAGTGCGTCGCGGCCAGGCGTCGCCCGCGTGCTGGCGCGCCTGACGAGCGCCAGGTGGGGGGCAGTCGAGCGGGCGCGCATCGACCACGACCCGACGCCCCCGCAGGCCGCGCCGCCCGAACTTGTGCTGTCGCCGCAGGTGCTGGCGCTGGACGCCGATGACGCGACGACGCTGCTCGCCGCGCTGCACAAGCTGGGGCCGGCGCGGGGCGCTGCGTCCGACGAGCTCGACCGCACCGAGCTCGCCTTTCCTGCGGAGCCGCCGGCTGAGCCACCCGACGTGCCACCGAGTATCTGGCCGCTCTTTTCATTCCCGCTCGCCGTGGCGACCAGTGGCGGCGCGTTGCTCGGCCCCTTCGAGGCGTGGACGTTGCCGCCACCCCCGCCCCCACCGGCTCCACCACCACCGCCCCTGGACATCATGGAGCTTGCGCAGGCGCAAGTCGCGCTGCTGCTGGCCGACATCGAGGCGGCCATTGACGAGGCGCTTGGCGCCGGCACGCTGGGCGCTGCGGCGTCTCAGGCGCCCAGCGCCGCACGCATGGCCGCCGAGCTGCAGGCCACCCTGGCGGCAGACACAGGCCCGCCGCGCTACGTGCTGCGCTTCGTGCACCGGCGCTGCGACTGCGGCCCGCTGCACCCGGTCGTCATGTCCGAGCCGAGCGAGGCGTTCGAGCTGGCGGGCTTCTTTGATGTGGATGCGCCGTTGCGACCGATCCGCATCGCGCTGCCCTTCGACACGTCGCCAGGCGGCCTGCGCAAGTTCGGCAAGAACAGCGCCTTCATCATGAGCGACCTGCTGTGCGGGCAGATGAAGCGGGTGCGGCGGCTGGGCTTTGGCGACCTGGTGCTGTCGGTGCTGCCATGGCCGTTCCACAAGGACTTGTCGGTGCCGGACGGCGGGCCTTGTGGCAGCGGCGGGACGGCGCCGACGTTCGGGACGATCTGCTCGCTGTCGATCCCGATCATCACGATCGTGGCGTTTGTGTTGTTGATCGTGATCGCGACGTTGCTGGATCTGATTTTTAGGTGGCTGCCGTTTTTGATGGTGTGCTTCCCTGTGCCGGGGCTCAAGGGGAAGAAGCCATGAGCATGGTTGCTTTTGCGGAGCGTGTGGCTCATCGAGAGATTGCCGGGAGTCCCGCCCGGCAGCGGGGTAACTTTCTTCTGCGGGGCCAGAAGAAAGTCACCAAAGAAGAGGCCCTGAACCGCACACCAGCACCACATGCACAAGCTGCGCCGTGCAACAACCAGATGGCCGCCGCTCACACGCGACCCGCTGCGCTCTCGCTGCTGTCCCTATCACCAGCACCATCCATCGCACCGTTAGGCCGCTTAACGCGCGGCTGCACGCCGTGCTCACGAGAACAGCCGAAGACAGCGTCGCTCGGGCGACGCGACGACATGGTGTTGTCCGTAGGTTGGGGTAAGCACAGCGAACCCCAACACCCCGCCAACCCCCTGTGGCGTCGCCCGAGCGACGCGGTATTGGCGTTCCCTGGTGAGCCCGGCGTGCAGCCGGCGTTAATGGGCGTGAAGGGGCAATGGATGGCGCTCGTCATAGGGACAGCAGCGAGAGCGCAGCGGTTCGCGTCTGCGCGCCATGCCGCTGGCTGTTCTCGCGCGCGGCTGATGGCGGCGTCACGCTCGTGTGCGGTTCAGGGCCTCTTCTTTGGTGACTTTCTTCTGGCCCCGCAGAAGAAAGTTACCCGGCCGCCGGGACGGACCCCCGGCAATGCAGCGAGCAGACGCGTTCTCTGCAAAAGCAACCAACCGCTGCGAGGCGAACAGTCATGACAGACGAAGCCGCTCTCTACGGCCGCGGCGTGGCCTTCCCCCTGCGCCTCACCCCCGAAGGCCGCCTCGCCTGGAGCCATGGCGAAGCCAACGTCCGCGAGTCCATCCGCCTCCTGCTGCTCACCGCCCAGGGCGAACGCCTGCGCCGCCCCGATTACGGCGCCGGCCTGGAGCGCTTCCTGTTCGAGCCCAACGTCACCACGACCTGGCGTGCCATCGAGGAAGTCATTCGCCGCCAGCTCGCCAAGTGGGAACCGCGTGTGCAGGTCGAAGCCATCAAGGTCAACGCCGACCCCAACGACCCTGAAGCGGCCATCGCCGAACTCAGCTTCACCCTTGTCGCCACCGCCCAAGCCGGCCGCATGAATCTCTCCATCCCAGTGCAGGGGAGGTAAAACCAAATGCCCATCCAACTCCCCGCCATCGACGACCGCGACCACGCCGCCCTGGTGCGCGACACGCTGGCCCTGGCCGCCGTGCATGCGCCCGAGTGGACGCACACCGGCCCCAGCGACCCCGGTGTCACCCTGGTCGAGCTCTTCGCCTTCATGGCCGAGAGCCTGCTCTACCGCGCCAACCTCATCCCCGACCGCAACCGCCTCAAGTTCCTGCAGCTGCTGGGCATCGGCCTGCGCCCTGCCCAGCCGGCGCGGGCACTGGTCCAGTTCGCCAACGAGTCGGGGGAGCGCAAGACCCTCACGCTGCCGTCCGGCCTGCCGCTGCTGGCCGGGGCCATCCCCTTTCTGACCGACACCGGGCTGGACTTGCCGCCCGTCACCGGCCTGGTCGTCTTCAAGCGCACCGTCGGCGCGCCCGACCCCGCCGTGCTCGACTACTACCGCCAGCTCTACGAGGCCACCGGCCGCGACTTCTCGCCGGGCGAGGACGGCAGCGTCGAGCCCGTGCTGTACGACAGCGTGCAGCTCGCCGACCTGGCGGGCGCCATCGACGTCGGTGCCGAGACGGTGGACGGCGCGCTCTGGATCGCGCTGCTGGCCGGCCCGAAGGCCACCGAGGCCGACAAGGCCAAGGCCCGCCTGGAGCTTGCCGGCCGCACGCTGTCCATCGGCCTCGCGCCCCAGCCGCCCGAGACGCGCGGCCGCCTGCAACCCGGGCGTGCCGCCTTGCCGCCGCCGGCGCTGAAGGTCTTTGCGCCCAAGGCCGATGCGCAGGGGCGGGGCACGCCGGGCGACTACATCCGGCTGGACACCGCCGCGCCACAGGGCTTCCCCGAGCAGGCG